CCTGTCGGACCTGGAGCGCTTCCCGCTGCGCCTGTCGGACCTGATGGTCATGGAGGTGTCGGGCCACGCCCCAGAGAAGCTGGTGTGGTCGTCTGGCGCGGAGTTCCGCATCACCGACCTGCCAGCAGTTGGCTTCAGCGGCGACTACTACCACCGGCCAGCCTTCATCCACGGTGACTGGCTGCCGTTTGACGGGGTGGTCATGTTCATTGACCCGTCTGGCCGTGGCGCTGACGAGACGGCCTACGCCGTTGTGGCCCACCTGAATGGCAACCTGTTCCTGTTGGACGTCGGTGCCTACCGCGAGGGCTACACCGACACGGTGCTGGAAGGCCTGGCCCAGGCAGCCAAACGCCACAAGGTCAACCTGCTGCTGCTGGAGGACCAGTTCGGCCAGGGCATGCTGGAGTCGCTGCTCAAGCCGTACCTGCAGCTCCACCACCCCTGCACCGTTGAGACGACGCGCTCCAATGTCCAGAAGGAACGGCGGATCATCTCGGCCCTGGAGCCTGTCCTGAACCAGCACCGGCTGATCGTCAACCGCTCCGTCGTCGAAAACGACAGCCGCGGCCGGGACGAGGACGCAGTTGAGGTCAAACTGGCCTACCAGCTGTTCCACCAGCTGACCCACATCACCAATGACAGGAACTGCCTCCAGCACGATGACCGGCTCGACGCGGTGGCAGGAGCGGTTCAGTATTGGAACGAATCACTTGCTATCGACGAGGACCGTGCGATTGCTGAAAGGAGGTCTGAGCTTTGGGATCTGGAGCTTGACGCTTTTATGGGGAACATCGAGGGCGCTGTCGACGCGCAGTTTCTTGGCATTGCGCTCGCTGATCTCCCCAAAGCAGCCGGCAAAGGCAGCTGGATCCCTGCTCGACCCACCCGTGCGGCCTAGGGCCTGGGTCATTCGCCTGCCTGGCGTGTTCATGGGCCCAGCTGGCCACCGGACCAGAGGCTCCTTCCAAACCGTCGTGCTGGCTCCGTCAGAAGACCTGGCCTGGGAGGTGGCAATGATGTGTGATGTGTGGGAGCAGTTGCCTTTTGACGTGAAGAACGTCCAGATTTTCCCCAAAGACCCCACCAACCATGGCAGCCATCCGACTCGTTGACGCGGCCAAGCACTTCAAGGGCCTGTCGCACCAGATTGCAGCCTGGAATCAGCTGCAGGAATCACTGACAGCCAAGCAGCTGGAGGCGTTCAGCGAGCTGTACCGGGCCGATCCGCCGGTCAAGGTGGGCAAGTTCACCCCTGGGTCGCCGTTCAGCTACCAGATCACGCCCAATATCACCTACGGCGAGCTGGCCCTGCAGGCCGAAAGCCGTCGATTCACCGCTCAGCACCAGTGCGACACCGCTGTGTTGCTGTGCCAGTTTGCCCAGAAGGCCAGGGACCACTTTGGCAAGCCCGTGATCATCACATCTGGCTACAGGCCGCCCAAGATCAACGCCATGGTTGGCGGTGCATCACGGTCGGAGCACCTGTATGACGCCCCGGATACCGGCGCCATCGACTTCTACCTGGATGGCCTGTCTGTTGTGACGCTGCAGGACTGGGCAGACAAGACCTGGCCCTATTCCCTGGGCTATGGCGCCCCCAAGGGCTTCATTCACGTTGGGATTCGACCTGGTCGAACACGGGTACGTTGGGATTATTGACCTCACCCACCAATGAACGACGAATCGCTTTGGCCGCCCATTGACGAGGCCTTGATTAAAAAGCTCGAAGAGGTTCTCCCGGAAAAATGCCCTGAGATTGCGGCATCAGACCGGGAGATTTGGGCTTATGTCGGCTCACGGTCGGTGGTTCGCATGCTGCGATCCGTTTATCTTGAACAGCAAGACGAGGTTTGACCCATGTGTGGCGGTGGCGGTGGTGACGGCGGTGCAGGAGCCCGTGCTGCGCAGCAAGAGCGCCTAGCTCGTGAGCAGATGGACCTGCAAAAGCAGCAGTTCGACCAGCAAATGGAACTGCAGCGTCAGCAGATGTCTGAACAACGGCGCATTGCCGAGGCCCCTCCCCCGCCCGCCCCTTCCCCCACCGCAACCGCCGCGGCATCCGCTGCTGAACTGCCTGCCGCATCCAGCACTGCCACCGCTGCTGAGATGGCCATCCCTGTGCGCACAGGCCTTGGCCGCCGCCGGCTGCGCACCGACATTGCCGGTGGCGCTGGTGGCTTGAGCATCCCCGCCGCTTGATCCTGTGGACCTGAACCTGACCGGCAGCGTTGATCGTCAACGCGGCTCCTACAACGAAGAGGAGCTGGGCACCGCCGCGGCCCGTTACCACCAGCTGGTCAGCAACAGGGACGCCTTCCTGGAAAGGGCCCGTGACTGCAGCAAGGTCACCATTCCTGGCCTGATTCCTGACGCAGGCTTCAACGACAGAGGCCGGCTCAAGACCCCGTACCAATCGCTGGGCGCCAGAGGCGTCAACTACCTGGCCAGCAAGCTGCTGATCAGCTTGTTCCCGCCCAACTCCAGCTTCTTCAAGCTGGAAATCGACGACTTGGCCCTGCGTGTTGCAGAAGCCGGGCCAGAAATCAAGACCGAACTGGACACCGCCCTGGTGCAGGTGGAGCGGGCAGTCATGTCCGTGTTTGAAACCGCTGGTGGCCGGGCCGCCATGCACGAAGCCTTCAAGCACCTGCTGATCGGCGGCAACGTGCTGCTCTATGTGGGTGAGCAGGGCCTGCGGGTCATCCATTTCAACCAGTTCGTGGCATGCAGGGACCCCATGGGGAACCTGACTGAGCTGGTGGTCGAAGAGGAGGTCTATCCCGACGCCCTGCCGCCGGAGATGTACGCCGAGCTGGACCCTGAGGAGGACTCATACGAGGCGGCTGGTGGTCGCAGCAACGCCAAGACCGTCAAGATCTACACCCGGGTCGAGTTCGAGCAAGGCAAGTGCCACTGGTGGCAGGAAGCCAAGAACAAAGAGATCCCTGGCACCCATGGCATGTGCGATGCAGACGTCGCGCCATGGATTCCCCTGCGTTTCAACCGTGTCGACGGCGAGGAGTACGGCCGCTCGTACATCGAGGAGTATTACGGCGACCTGCTGGCCCTTGAATCGCTGTATCAGTCGGTGCTGGAAGGCGCTGCAGCCGCGGCCAAGATCTTGTTCCTGGTCAACCCCAATGGCACCACCAGGCCAAGGACCCTGGCCAACGCTGCCAACGGCGCCATCGTCCAAGGCAACGCCAACGACGTGACGGTCATCCAGAGCCAGAAGAGCCAGGACCTGGGCATTGCCCAGAACACTATCGACCGGATCGAAGGGCGTTTGCAGTTCGCCTTTCTGCTGAACACCGCCATCCAGCGGCCCGGGGAAAGGGTGACCGCGGAAGAAATCCGCTATATGTCGCAGGAACTGGAGGCAGGCATCGGCGGCCTGTACTCCATCCTCACCCAGGAGCTGCAGCTGCCCTTGGTGCGGCGGCTGATGCACATCCTGCGTCGCCAGCGCAAGCTGTCGCCCTTCCCGAAGGGTCAAGGTGGGCAGCCCCTGGTCAATCCCAAGCCTGTGACCGGCCTGGAAGCCATCGGCCGCGGCGATGACCGCAACAAATTGGTCCAGTTCATCACTACGGCCACCCAAACATTGGGCCCAGAGATTGCACAGCGGTACCTAAATCTGGACGAAGCTCTACGCAGACTTGCTGCAGCTGAATCAATCGACACGACTAACTTGGTGAAGACGCCTGAGCAACTTGATCAAGAAGCTCAGGCCGCTCAGGGCCTGAAACAACAGGACCTGCAGCGAGAACTGATCATGACCGGCCTCAAGTCCCCTGCCCTGGGGCAAGTGGCCGCCAACTACACCCAACCAGGAGCCCCCTATGGCCCGCAGTTCCCAGAAGGAACCGACCCCACAGCCGCAGGAGCAGTCCCCAACGCTCTCCCAGCAGCCCAGTCACAACCCGGTCTCCCTTCAGGGCCCACCGGCTGACGTTCCTCAGTACGGCCCCACCCCAGAGATCGTGATTGGCAAGGTTGACGCCAAGCCAGTTGCTGAACCTGCGCCCACGCCTGTCGTGGAGATCGACGACGACGGATCCATCACCATCCGCTGAACAAGGCAATGCCTGAATCCATCACCATCACAGAGCAGCAAACCCCAGCCCTGTCCCCAGAGAACGAACAGATGCTGCAAAGCCTCCAGTCGGAGGGTGAGCAGGCAGAAGAAGGTGGCGAACAGCTGCTGGCCGGCAAGTACAAGTCCGTCGAGGACCTGGAGAAGGCCTACCAGGAGGCACAGCGCAAGCTGAGCCAGCGCGGTCAGGCCGAGGAAACTGAGGAAGAGGCCGTGGAGGCCGACGACTCCGAGGAGGAGAAACCTCAGGCCGGCAACGCCAAGGAGATCTATGGCGACTTCATCGGCTCCCGCCTTGAAGAGCATGAGATCGACTTCTCGGAGATGAACACCCGCTGGCAGCAGACGGGTCAGCTCAGCTCCGAGGACTACAGCCAGCTGCAGGAAGCCGGCTTCAGCCAGGAAATGGTTGACGCCTACCTGTCGGGCCTCCAGTACAAGGCCGCCCAGGACACGGCCCTGACGGTCAAGGAGATCACCGCCATCAAGCAGGAGTACGGCGGCGACAGGGGCTACTCCGAAATGCTGGAGTGGGCAGCGGACAACCTCAGCGAGGAGGAGATCAAGGGCTTCAACGAGATCGTGACTGGCAACAGCACGATGGCAGCGGTGCGCATGGCCATCTCTGGCCTGCATGCCAAGTACACGGCCAAGGCTGGCATTGAGCCCAAGCTGATTGGCGGCCGGGCAACCAAGACATCGACCGACCGGTTCGAGTCCACCGCTCAACTGGTCGAAGCGATGAAGGACCCCCGGTACCAGGCCGACCCTGCGTATCGCCGGAAGATTGAGGACAAGCTGTCCCGGTCGTCTATCTTCTGATTGCTTCATGGCTTCGTTTCCCCGTGCCCTGCCAGGCATGGGGTTTTTTCTTGCCTTGCGCTGTGCCTACACTCTGTGTACCTAGACCCGCTCACTGAAGCGATGGCCCTCCGCGGAGGACACCCAGAGTGAAGGGGAGATAGAGGTCGGGGATTCAACCCAACTTCTCTAGGAGTACAGCAATGGCTGCCCCTAATTTTGACGCTTCGCGTCTTGGCCTCATCAATAACGCCGGTGGCGGCACCTGGGCTGGCGATAACGCCATGTTCCTCCAGGTCTTCGCCGGTGAAGTCCTGACCGCCTTCCGCAAGGCGACCATCTTCGAGTCCCTTCACAGCGTTCGGACGATTGCCTCCGGCAAATCGGCCAGCTTCCCGATCATTGGCCTCAACAGCGCCGCCTACCACACTCCCGGCAACATGCTGATCGGGAACCAGGTCAAGCACGCTGAAGCGGTCATCAAGATCGACGACAAGCTGGTGTCGAACGTCTTCATCGCGGACATTGATGAAGCCAAGAACCACTACGACGTGCGTGCCCCCTACTCCACCGAGATGGGCAACGCTCTCGCCTACACGTTCGACAAGAACGTGGCAGCGATGATCGCTAAGGCCGCTCGTACCGCCACCAACTTCAACACCGACCTGCCTGGTGGCACCCGCATCAAGATCGTGGCTGCTTCCAAGTCCGCGATCACCGGTGCTCAGCTGGCCACTGCACTGTTCAGTGCAGCCCAGAAGATGGACGAGAACAACCTGCCCGAGAACGACCGCTACTGCGTGCTCGCTCCGGCCGAGTATTACAAGCTCGTCCAAGAGACCAGCGTGATCAACCGCGATTGGGGCGGCGCCGGCGCTTATGCCGACGGCACCGTGTTGCGCGTGGCTGGCATCACCATCCAGAAGTCGAACCACCTGCCCACCACCAACCGTTCCACGGCCAGCGGTGAGCAGAACGACTACAGCGCCAACTACACCGACTCGGTGGCCCTTGCCTTCAACAAAATGGCAGTGGGTACGGTGAAGCTGATGGACCTGCGCATGGAGCAAACCGGCTCCGACGTGCATGCCCTCTGGCAAGGCACCTTCATGGTCGCTTCGATGGCACTGGGTACCAACATCCTGCGCCCCGACTGCGCCGTGGAGATCTACACCGCCACCAGCTGACGGTTCACCCTGGGGCCCTTCGGGGCCCCTTCCCTTTTACGAGTCGACCCATGGCCCTGTCTCGCACCAGCTACCTGGAAGCGGTCAACCGCGTCCTCCAGATGATGGGCGAGGCGCCCGTGAACAGCCTGAACGGTCAGTTTGGACTGGCCCAGCAGGCAGAGGAGATGCTCAAGGACATCAGCCGCAAGCTGCAGACAGACGGCTGGTCGTTCAACACGGACTACGAGCGTGACATGATCCCTGATGCGATCACCAAGCAGGTGGCGATTGGGGCCAATGTCAGCCGGGTGGTGGTCGACATCTACAACTACCCGTCCCTGGACGTGGTGCAGCGCGGCAACAAGCTCTACGACCGTCGCGCCAACAGCTATGAGTTCGACCAGCCGTTCAAGGCTGACGTGACCTACATGCTGGATTGGGAGGAGCTGCCAGAGCACGCTCGCCAGTACATCACCGTCAAGGCCGGCCGCCACCTGCAGGAAGCGATCCTGGGTAGCGCCGACCTGAGCAAGATCAACATCACGGCCGAAGCCGAAGCAAGGGCCCTGTTCCTGGAGGAGGAGACCTACGTCAGCCAGAACAGCATGCTGCGTGGCAACCCGAACCACACGGCAGTATTCATGACCTACATGCCCAGCCGTGCCCTGCAGCGTTGAGCCATGCCTCTTGTCAGCAGCTCCATCCCCAACCTGATCAATGGGGTCAGTCAGCAGCCGGCTGCCTTGCGCCTGGCCTCCCAGGCCGAGCAGGTCGTCAACTGCTTTCCCAGCCCTGTTGAAGGGTTGAAGAAGCGCCCGCCGACCTACAACGTCGGCAGGCTGTTCGCTGGCAGCGCCGGTGCTGGCCGCCCTTTCACCACCATCGTCGACCGGGACGGAGTGATCCAGTACCTGGTGATCATCCAAGACAACGCCATCAAGGTGTTTGGTTTGGACGGGTCGGTCAAGACTGTTGCCACACCTGATGGCACCAGCTACCTGGACATCACGGGTGAACCCAGCAACGTGTTCCGCGTTGCCTCGGTGGCGGACTACACCTTCATCGTGAACCGAGAGAAGACGGTGGCCATGGCAGCCGACCTGTCTCCCAACTGGGGCACCAAGTCCATGGTGTTCATCAAGGCGGCCGACTACTCCACTGCCTACAGGATCAACCTGAACGGCACCGAGGTCAGCTACACGACCCCTGCAATCGGCAGCGGCACTCCAGACACCGTCACCATCGCAAGCCAGCTGGCGGGGCTCCTGGCCACCGCCAACGGCCTGAACCCGGTGGCCACCACCCTGACGACCAACTCATCGGGCACGACGACCACCGCCAACTTTGCGAGCACCACCGGCGTGGTGGTTGGTCAGTATCTGACAGATGCCGCCAATCACATTCCCAAGGGGGCCCGTGTCACGGCGGTCACCCCGACGCAAGTGACCTTCGCCCCGGCTGCCTCGGCTGCCGTCCAGAACAACGACGCCGTCACCTTCAGGACAGCCAACTACATCATCGTCGCGACGGACTACATCGTCCGCATCCAAAAGGCTGATGGTGGCGCCTACACCCTGTCCAGCAGCGACACCAAGACCTCAGAGAACACCGTTGCCATCAAGGGCTCGGTCAACGACATCACGAGCCTGCCGACCATTGCCGAGCATGGCTTCACGGTCAAGATCCAGGGCAGCAAGACCACCGGCGCCGACGACTACTACGTCAAGTTCGAGGCCGCGGCCGGCAGCGGCTTTGGCCCTGGTGTCTGGAGGGAGACCGTGGCTCCGGGCATCGTCTACAAGTTCGATGCCACGACCATGCCTCATGTTCTGGTCCGCGAGAACAACGGCACCTTCACCTTCAAGAAGTTCGACTGGTCTGCCCGCATCGCCGGCGACGCCACCACGGCGCCTGAGCCCACCTTCGTCGGCAGCAAGATCCAGAACGTCAACCTGTTCCGCAATCGCCTGGCCCTGCTGGCAGACGAGAACGCCATCCTGTCTGCTGCTGACAGCTACGACCGCTTCTGGCCTGAAAGCGTCCAGACGATTGTCGACAGCGACCCCATTGACCTGACGACCGGCGGCCGGGAGATCAACTTCCTGGTCAGCAGCCTGGCCTTTGCCAACGTGCTGCTGCTGTTCAGCCGCCACGGCCAGTTCCGCCTGGACAGCGGCACCAGCTCGGCTCTGGCCCTGACCCCTAAGTCGGCCACCATCACGCCGATCACCACCTTCGAGATGACAGACGACGTCGACCCTGTCGGGGTTGGCCGGACGATCTACTTCTCGGTGCCCAAGGGCGAGTTCACCGGCCTGCGGGAGTTCTTCCTGCCTGACGCCAGCGGCCCTGTTCCCTCGTCAGAGGAGGTGACGGCCTCGGTGCCGCGGTTCGTCCCGCAGAACCTGTGCAGCCTGATCGCTACCACATCTGAGGAAACGATCCTGGCCGTCAGCAAGGACCAGCCCAAGCGGGTCTATCTCTACAAGTTCTACTTCCAAGGTGACACCAAGCTGCAGTCCGCCTGGTCCTACTGGGAGGTCAAGGGAGACAAGTCGATCATCGGGGCCGACTTGATCGACAGCGACCTGTACCTGGTCGTCCAGTACAGCGACGGTGTGTACCTGGAGAAGGTGATCCTGCGCCCTGAGAACGTCGACACGGGCACCAGCATCGAGATCATGCTGGACCGCAAGGCGACAGAGGCCAACTGCTCGGTGGCGCTGACCAACCCAACTGGCTTGGACATCCAGAGCACGATCACCCTGCCGTACCCGATTGCCGCCAACAGCACGATGGTGGTCGTTGGCCGGTACTTTGCCGGCAACACCATCCAGCACGGACAGGTGCTGGTACCCATCAGCCAGACCCTGGCAGGTGGGGCGGGTGGCAACGGCACGCTGGTCGTTCGCGGGAACCTGACCAGCGCCAAGTTCTATGTGGGTGAGCTGTACGACATGCTCTACGAGTTCAGCACCCAGTACCTGAAGGAGCAGCCGCCTGGTGGTGGCATTGCCGTGGTAGCCGGGCCCAAGCTGCAGCTGCGCACCTGGACGATGATCTTCGACCAGACCTCGCACTTTGAGATCAGGGTCACGCCCAGGGGCCGGTCGACTTACTCCTATCCGTACAACGGCATCCAGCCGGGAGATGGCGATTTGATTGGATCGCCTGGCATCTCCACCAACAAGTTCCGTGTGCCGGTGATGACGCAGAACATTGACGCCAAGATTCAGATCGCAAGTAGCAGCGCTCTACCCTGCAGGCTGCAGTCCGCGGAATGGGAAGGGTGGTATCACTCCAGAGCTGGCCGCATGTGAAGGGCTACACCCGACCGACCCGTGTCCAGGACATCGTCCCGGTGGCCAGAGCCATGCGGGAAGAGGACAAGGCGGAGGTCATGGCCGGCTGCGGGCAGTCACCTGACCAGGCCCTGCTGTTCTGCTATTTCAAAGGCTCGCCGTGCATGACCATCGTTGGCCGAAGCGGCGGGCCGGTTGGCATGTGGGGCGTCGTGGACCAGGGCCAGGGCGTTGGGCGAATCTGGATGCTGGCGACAGATGAGCTGGTGCAGGACAAGCAAAACAGCATCCAGTTCCTGAGGCAGGCCAAGCCATGCGTGGAGGAAATGCTGCAGCGGTACGAGGTGCTGTTCAACTACGCCGACGCCCGCAACACGGTCCACCTGAAATGGCTTCAGTGGATGGGCTTTACCTTTATCGCTGAGCATCCAAACTATGGCAATGAAGGCCAGCTGTTCCTGGAGTTCGTGAGGATGAGCCATGTGTGAACCCGTATCCATCACGCTTGGCGTCCTGTCTGCCGGCCTGGGCATCGCTCAAGGCGTGGCCGGCTACCAGCAGGCCCAGGAAAACGTTGCATCTGCCAATGCCCAGGCGGAGCAAAACTTCCGGTTCCAGCAAATGCAGGCCAGTTCGGCCCGGGCATTTGAACAGCTGAAGTCGCAGCAGCAGGCAGCAATCATGGAGCAGAACCGGTTCCTTGCTGACCAGGCCTACGAGAACGACATCTCCCAGCTGAACCTGCGGCTGATGCAGGAGCAGGAGGCCGCGGCCCAGAAGACACGGCAAGCAGGGTTGGCCAGCCGGCAGGCACAAGGCGAGATCCTGGCCACCGGCCGCATGGGCGCGACGGTCGACAACCTGATCGCTGACTACTACAGGCAGCAGGCGGTGTTCGATTACGCCACAGAACGCAACCTGGCCTTTGCATCAACGCAAACCCAGATGGAGAAGATGGGCGCTGCAGCCAGGAGAGGCAGCAGGCTTGCCAGCCAGCAGCCGTACCTGGAGCAGCCGGTGCTGGATCCGCTGGAGCCGATCTACCAGTCGGCACCCAGTGCGACGCCGTACATCCTGGGTGGTGTCTCCTCTGTCATCGGAGGAGTTCAGACGGGCATGAGCACTTACGGCCAGGTCCAAAAGATCAAAGCTGCGCAGCCGCCCAAGCCACCAGCCCCCAAGAAGTCGTAACCCATGGCACGCCTCTCCACCGGTCAAACCTTTGGCGAAACAGGTAGAGCCACATCGGCCCGCCTTCTTGGTGCTGTCGAGCAGATGGCCACGCCCGGCATGCTCGCCCAGGCCGCCATCAACCAGCCAGGGCTGCAGCCACAAGCGGCCCCGGTCGATGTGTTTCAGCAGACCGGTGTGCCCACCGTTGGCGGCCCACCCAGGGTCTTTGAACCCCAGCCGCTGCCCGGGCCTAGCCAGGACATGGCTGCCCTGGCCCGGGCGCTGGGCAGCTTCAGCCCGGTGCTGCAGACCTTTGGCGACCAGTACGTCGAGCGCCTGAAGTTCCAGGACAAGCAGGCAGAGCTGATCGGCCGGCAGTTTGCGTCTGACCTGAAGATGCAATACCCGGGCCAGCAGCTGGTCGTGCTGCGTGATCAGCTGTACCGCAGGGCCCAGGACGGCGATCCAGAGGCAGCCGAGGCCTACAACAAGGTGCAGGCCTTGAGCCCGCTGCAGCTGGCCTACGCCAATCGGTACAACAACAAGGGCCTGCTGCAGGACGACATCAACAGCTCCGTTGCCCGGTTTTCCCAGAAGGCGGAGATCGACGGCACGCCGATTGACCAGATTCCACCAGGTGACCCAAGGCTGAAAGGGGCGCAGACGGATCTGTTCCGCATCCCCAACGACCCCGTCTTGTTTGCGGAAATGGCCCCGCAGATTGAGGCCAAGTACGCCGAGATGGATCGGCAGCACGCCACGCTGCACAACGCCTACAAGGGCCGGCAGGCGGCTATTGGCACCAAGAGCAACCTGGCCAGCATCTTTACCGCTCAGCTGGTCGACCGCGATGGTGCCGTTGCCAACCTGACCAAAACGCTCAACGACGCCCGGATCAACTTGGGCGTTGAGGGGTATCAAGGCCATCTGGACAGCATTACCAGCTGGATGGCAGAGGCCGTCTTGGCCGCGTCCATGGTCGACAAGAAGCTGGATCTTCGGCGCTGGATCTATCTAAGGAACGAGGCCCGGGGGATCTTTAACCAGGTGCGCGTTGGGCCAAATGGCGACGTGCTGCTGGTCGACCAGCTGGGCGCCAAAGGTGGCATCAGCGCTGCTTTTAAGCTGGAAGAGGAACTCACCTCTACTTACAGGAAGTTCAAGGGTGACTTGGACTACCTCTCCAAAGAATCCGGGGCGGACCTTGGCCGCAGCATTGCCGCTCGCAATCGAATTGGCGATCCGACGCTTACCCCTACCGAGCAATTGACTGCTCAAACCAGGTCCTTGCAAGAGACAGGGCAAATCAAAGATCCGCTCATGCGCCAGGAGGCCACTGACGAAATCCTGAGGCAGTCCAAGGCAAGCGAGCAAATCTCTGCCAATCAGCAAAGGCTGGTCGAGCGGACCGTCACCTTTGGCTACGACAAGGATCCCAACGTTGAAATCCCCAGGATCGAAGGACTGGTGGCCAGCGGCCTGATGGATCCAAGCACCGGCGGCCGGTTGATCCAGAACTACCGGCAGCTGCAGTCGGCCGACATGCGGCCCTATGTCAATGCAGCCAAGGAGGCCAAGAAGCTCTTGATGGAGCAAGAGATGAAGGCCATGCAGCGGCCTGGCTCTGAAGGCGGCATGAACCTGTCAGAAGGCGAACGTCGTCGCTTGGCGCAGCGGTCGGCAGAGATCGACGCCGACATTGAAGCCATTCGCCGCAGTGGCATGGCCAACAACATGGGCACCCCTCAACTGCGGAAAGAACTGGATTCCTTTGTTGGCGACCAGCTGAACAAGACCCAAGCCGCTCCTGCCGCTGGCATCAGTCTGCGACCCACTTACGAGTCGCCGCAGAAATGGTCCGACAGCCTGGGCGCCTTTGGCCGGGTGGGTCCTGGTAACCGGGCGTCCAATTACCAGCTGCAGCAGCAGGTCAAGAGCGGGGTGCTGTTCCCGGCCAATGTGTACCTGCAAAACCTGAACGACTTCCTGGACAAGGGCCAGCTCAGTGAGCCCATACGGCTGATGATCAAGCGGGCTGGTTACCAGAACAAGCCGGCCCAGTTCTTCATGGACCAGTGGAAGAACGTTTACCCGAACGTGCCATTCCCGAAGGACTACGAAGGGCGGATGCAGGAGCTGAACGGGATGAAGATCAGCATGGCCCAGCCGGCCAGCCCTGTTGCAAACACCTACGGCATGCTGAGCAATGCGATCAGCAGCACTGTCCGCACTGCCCTTGACGTCGTCGCGCCACCTGCCATGGCGGCCGAAGGCATGCAACTTGCTTCAGCGGGCCCAGTAGTCAGTGGCTCCAACAACCTGATTGGTGCCATCCGCGCCTTGCGTGGGGCCAACTCTTTTCGTGGCGTTAGGGCAATCAAATACAAGCAGCCGGGTGATTACCAGAGTGATCCGCGAGAGAACTGGTTCTTTGACTTCAACCCATCAGTCGTGCCATTGGCTGAAAGAAGGGCGCGACGCCTGTCGCAGCAGGACATCAATGCCTTGACCTTTACTGCTTTGGCCGAGGCTGGGCCTACTGCCCGCGGGAAGCTGGAGGTGGCGGCCAACCTGATCAACCGGTCGGCGGTTGCTGGCAACAAACCCATCGTCGACATCGCCAAAGCGCCTGGCCAGTACGAGGCAGTGTTTGACTATTCCAGGCAGCAAGTCGTCAGTGCCCAAGAGGGGCGACGAATCTTTGGCCGCCGATACGATCAGGTCAGGCAGCTGATTCAGCAGGGGATTTGACCGATGCCCATTAACGTCACCACCGATCCAAAGACTGGTCAGCAAGTCTTTGATGTAAAGGTTCCCCAAAAGTTTCCCCAAACCCCTGAGCAGCAGCAAGCAGAGCGCCGGCGGCAAGCGCCATCGGCCATGGAACAGGTTCAGCAAAACACTGCACTGGGTGGGATTCAGGCGGTTTCCAGGGTGGGGACGAAGGCTCTCCGTGACCTGACCCAGGAAGTCTTGGGCAACCTGCCGGCCGACGAGTTCTCAAAGCTACGGGTCCCTGGTGGCGTGCCCCGTAAACCTGGCGCTCCTGATGCTCCAATCCTGGGCGTGTTCCCACCGCTGCCCAAGGTGGAAGTGGCGAACCCTGTCGAAGGGTTTCTGGCCAACTTGATTCAAACCGGCGCCGCCTGGTTTTTGGCATCCCGCGGTGTGCGTGGCGCCCGTGGTGCGGCCATGCGTGTCCCTGGGGCACCAGCGGCCGTTCGTGCTGCAGCGCCTGTTGTCCAGCCATTGCAAGCAGCGGCGGCCCGGGCGACGGCAGCCCCTGGCCTTCGTGGCTTTGCTGGCAAGGTGGCGGTGCAAAGCGTCAAGGAAGCACCGGCCAGCGCTATTGCGGCCTACGGCGGCTTCAAGCCTGAAGAGCAGCGACTGTCCGACCACGTCCTCCGGTGGGTGGAGCAGCAGGCCGGCACCCCCTTGCATGGGGCCCTGGTCGACATGGTGCGCTCGAAGCCTGGCGACACCGCGTCTGATGCCAGGTGGAAGAACGCCGTCGAGGGCCTGCTGATCTTTGATCCGGCTGCCAATGCCGTCGTCGAAGGCTTGGGCCGGGCCGCCAGGGCCGCCGTCAACCTGCACAAATCCAGGCAGGCAGCACAGCAAGCGGGCAAACCTGCAGCTGAGCAGGTGGTCGATGCGACGGCCAAGCAAGCTGAACCCCCCGTTGCTCCCACCCCAGAAGCAGCAGCTGGCCCAGCTCCTCAGCCGAAAGGCAAGGCCAGGGCAGTCGAGGTTGCTGAGACCTACCTGGAAATGCGCCGCACTCCCATGTGGGAGAAGAAAGGCGTCGAGATCCAGCAGGGCCTGCCTGACCCCGGTGACGAGGTAGTCAAGGCGGAGGCCGATTACGCCCAGTCGTTCGACGACTTGGAGGTGGCAATGGCCAAGGCGGCCAACACAGTGCCTGACGTCGCTGGCCCGGTCAAGCCGGAGGCCCGTGGCACCGAACTGCCGTCCTATTCCCAGGTGCGGGAAAGCCGGGTGGCCGACATCGCCACCGACCCCCAGCGGTTCCAGTTCAAGGCTGAGGGTCGGCTGAGCAAGACAGGCGTGTCTGGCTCGTTGAAGGAGGCAGCCGAGTACGACCCGCTGTTCGGCAAGATCATCAGCGTTTGGCGCGACCCGGCCAACGGCCAGCTGTATGTGGTCAACGGCCACAACCGCTTGGACCTGGCCCGTCGTTCTGGCCGGGAGTCCATCCTGACCTGGGAGATCGAGGCCCCTACGGCTGAGCAGGCCCGGGCTATTGGCGCCATGGAGAACATGGCCGAGGGCATGGGCACCCCCTGGGATGCCGCCAAGATCATGCGCGACATGGGCATGGGCATCGAGCAGCTGCGGCAGCGGAACATCAACGTCCGCGGCCCTGTTGCAGAGAAAGCCATCCCGCTGAGCCGCTTGCCCCAGGAGCTGTTCGACCGCGGCGTCACCGGCAAGCTGGACATGGCCAAGGCCGTGGCCCTGGGCAGCGAGGCCCTGGATGAAACGGTCATCCGCGACGTCGCTGCTGCTGCAGCCAAAGGCAAGTGGTCGGCGGAGAAGATCCTGCAGGCCATGCAGGAGGCCAAGTTTGCCCAGACCGAAATGCCAGTCGGCGGCACCCTGCCGGGCATGGAGCAGTGGGCCGACAAGACCAGCGACTTCAGTGTGCGGGCCGATGTGCGGGCCGAGGCCTACCGCTTGCTGCGTGAAGAGATGATCGCCTTGACGTCAGCTGCAAGGGCTGGTCGCAAGTCGATCCTGGAAGCAGCTGGCAACGTGATCGACGTCGCCGGCAGCCAGACCGCCAGGGACCAGGCAGCCCAGGCCGCGGCCGTCTTCAACCAGGTGACTGGCTACGTCGGCCCTGTGCGGACCCTGCTGAATCAAATGGTCGAGCAGGTCAAGGGTGGCAAGGCCGTCAAGAAGGCGGTCGAGGACAACTTGGACGCCTTGCGCAGCGCCATCGACGAAGAGATCAACGGACCCCAGCTGCCGCTTGGAGCACCTGCTGCTGCAGCCCCTGAGCCGCGCACTGCGGTGCAGCCAATGGGCAACGTGGCCGCTGCTGCCATTGAGCCATCGACGCCCACCAGGGCGGCGGCACAGCCAACCGAAGATCCCGACCTGATCCGGCTGAGCCTGGCCGAGCAGGCTGGCAACACGGAGCTGGCCCAGCAATTGCGTGCTCGCCTGGAAGGCCGCGGCGTCGCCGTCCCGGCCGAAGGACAGGCCAGCTTCATCCCTGCTGTCACTGCCTTCCGTCTGCCCGATGAACTGCAGCGGTCGTCTCCTCGCTACAGCTATGGCTCCAAGCAGTTCCAGTTGCGCTTTGCCAACGACCTGGACCGTGCTGCCTACATCCTGGCCAACGACGTCAGGACTGTTTCCAAGGCTGCGCCCAAGTTTCGTGACGCTGTCGAGCGGGCCGGCTACGACCTGACAGAAATTGCCAGCCACGGCGACAAGGTCCGTGCTGCCATCAAAGCCCAGGCCAAGGACGCAGCGCCTGGCGTCATCGAACTGCCTGACCAGGGCTTTCAACCTCGCACTCAGCTGACGTCGGAGCAAGTGGGTCCACTGGACCCCGACGCCGTGCGCAGGGTCCGCGATGTTTTGCCGGAAGAGCTTCCTGATTCGTACCGCGTGGACCCGGATGTGACTGCAGCCGTCAAGGACGTCATGGTCAATGAGGTTCGCCGCATTGCCGGCGACGACGTTGCCGTGAAGTTTCAGGACGGCATGGTGTTCAAACTGGGCACTGAAGCCCACGGCACCCAAGGCAAGGTGCGTCGCATTGGCGGTGGCTACAGCCTTGACTTCAAGTCCAGCATTGAAGGAGACCCGATCAAGGAAGTTATTGACTTCCATGAAATGGCGTTGCTGCCCTTCAAAGGGGCGACCGTCGTTGATTTCACCAAGGGAAAGTTAAACGTTGCAGCACATGAAGCGTTCCATGTCCTGCAGCTAAGGAGCATGACCTCGGCTCAGCTCAAGGTCATGGACACAATGTTTGCAAAGCTGAAGCTATATTTTGCTGCAAAGAATCAAGAAGGTCGTGCGGCTGGCCGGGTCGACCGTCCTATCGAGCAGGCTGCGCAAGCATTTGAAAGCTATGCAGACGCTGCCAGGGAAGGCGTTTCGCCTGGCGCCGTAATGCTTGGCGTCAAGCCGGATGACATCAAGTTCTTCAATGAAGTCAATCCAGACAATCCAATAGGAAAGGCTATTGGCGGCGCTGGCAAAGCCATCCTTGACGGCATCGCCTTGGTTGACGACATGTTCAACTATGCCGAGCGCCTATACAACGCCTTCAGGGGCCGCGGCTGGACATCCATTCGGGACATCTTTGCTCAAGCGCAAGCCGGTGAACTGCAGAAGCAGACCAAAGAGCTTGGCAATGTTCTTGATGTTGTTGGCGTTGCCGAAAACCAAGAGAAGGAATGGGCCCGCCGGATTCGAGAGCTTGACAAGCAAGGCACTCCCGGCCTCAGGCCCATGGTCGAATATGCCAAGGACGAGCGCTTGCTGTCGGAGCCGTCGTTCCGGCTGACTCGTGAAGAACCTGCCGGCCCGCTGCCCGTCGACCCACCGCCGGGCCCAGAGAACAGCGACGACTGGGTGCGTCGCTTTGCCCGGCAGCTGGAAGTCAACCGTCAGGCCCTGCTGAACGGTGACGTCACCATGGAAGACCTGATGGCCAACAGCTTTCAGAAGGTGCAGTCGCCTTCCGGCAAGACCATCTACACCGCCAAGCGGGAGGACCTGGTCGACGGCCTGAACGCCATGTCGAAGGTGTTGCCTGACCGGCCCACCGAATCCGGCATCCCTGTGTTTAGCCCAGAAGACCTGCGTCGCATGAACCAGGACTGGTTCACCCGGCATGGCGAAGACGGCGAGGCCATCATGGCTGGCCTGAAGTCGCTGACCCGTGGCTTCGACGAATACCAGCAGGGTGCTCTGAACCGGGCTATGGCCTTTGCTGACAAGAAGCAGGTGGAGGCGGCCCAGGAAGCAGCCCTGTGGTTGAACAGCGCCAACTTCGAGGGCGTCAACGAAACCGAGCGCCTGGCCCGCTTGGTCACTGCTGCTGAATCCAGCCGTGCTGCCCA